CAGTTAGGAGATATTGATGACAAAAATTGTTGATAATATTGTTGGCTTACGAGATATGACAACTGAGGAACAAGCTCAATATGATAAAGATTTAGCAGATTGGAATAGTAAATCTAACGATAGAAAATTAAGTCAAATAAGATTGTATAGAAATCGTAAACTTTCTGAAACAGATTATCTTGCTTTATCAGATAATACTATGTCTGATGAAATGAAAGCATTTAGAAAATCTATGCGAGATATACCACAAGATTATTCTGAAGATAAATATGATGAATTACTTGCTAGAGATAGCGATGGAAAATTAACACATACAGTTTGGGAGAAACCATAATGCCAATAAGTAAAATACTTACAAGTTCTTATGCAACTTTAGATGCAACTAAATTATCTGGTAATTTACCAGCTATTAGTGGAGCTAGTTTAACTGGGATTAGTGCTGGAATTACCCATGCTTCTCAATGGAGATTAACAACTGGTTTAACTGGTGCTACCGACCCAGTTTCAGCAAATTTAGAAAAAGTTGATACAGATGGATATGCAAGTCTTGGCTCAGATATGACAGTTAGTTCTGGTATTTGGACTTTTCCAACAACTGGAATATGGTTAATAAAAGCTCATGCTGCTGTTTATTTAAACGGAGATGCTAGACATACACATTTTGCTATTCATACAACAACAAACAATTCAAGCTATTCTTTAGCCGCATCTGGGTATGCGTTTCTTCAGCAAACTCAATCTAATACAGCACAAAGTGGTATGGATACTGATTTTATTTTTGATGTTACTGATGTTAGCACTCATAAATGTAAATTTGCTTTTGAAAATTTAACTAATAGTAGTGCTACTTTAGATGGTGCTTCATCAGCTAGTTATACTTGGTTTACTTTTATACGATTAGGAGACACTTAAAATGGATATAACAACTGGCAGACCAAATCATATTGAAGATTATCTTGTTCAATTACACCCTAATCAATGGTTTACTTGGACAGATAGTAAAAATAAAATTTATGCAAATTTACGATTAACAGAAAAATATGGGCTTAATGGTAATATGATAAGTAATCCTCATTCTTTACCAACAGAACAACAATGTACTGATGGATTAACAGAATTACAAACAGCTTGGGATGCAGCAAACGGAGGTTAGATGCCATATATAGGAAGAAATTTAAATATAGGTGACAGGTCGCTATTGACTTTAAGTGGAAGCACACCTGCGACAAGTTATACCTTACAAAAGAACAGTCAGAATTTTGAACCAAGTTCTGCACAAAATTTAATAGTATCAGTTCTGGGAGTAATTCAAGCTCCGGGTACAGCATATACTGTAAGTGGTTCTACCCTTGACTTTCAAGGAGTATCGGTAGCTAGTGGAGATGTTGACTTCGTGGTAGCTATGGGGGAGTCTGTGGATGTAGGCACACCCTCTGATGGAACAATAACAAACAGTAAACTAGGTTCAACATTTTTCCTAGAACATCCTAAATCTTATTCAGACTTTACAGTATCAGCAGATAAAAACTGTTTAGTTG